GGCCCTTGTGGGCCCGGCACGTAGCTGTCCGCGCCGTCGCTGCCATCAACGCCGTCGGCGCCAGGAAAACCTTGTAAGCCAACGGCGCCGGTCGGGCCGGTGTTTCCAGTCAGGCCAGTCGGCCCCTGCGAGCCGGTGTTTCCAGTCGGGCCAGTCGGGCCCTGCGAGCCGGTGTTTCCAGTCGGGCCCGTCGGGCCCTGCGAGCCGGTGTTTCCAGTCGGGCCCGTAGCTCCAGCTACACCACCGTTACCCTGAGATCCTGTAGGGCCGGTCGCGCCAACGCCAGCAGAACCAGTTGCGCCTGTAGGACCACCAGCTGGTCCTGCTGTCCCAGTCGCGCCAGTCGCACCAGGCGGCCCTAGGATCGACAGCATCAGTTGCTGGTTGGCCGAGACAACAACGTCACCGCCGTTGGTGCCAATGGTGAATTGCACATGGTCGTAGCGCACCTGGCCGCGCGACGTGTTCTGCGTAAAGATCACATTGAACTGATCGTTCAACGTGCCGTTGCTGACGTAGTAGAAAAAGGAGTGGCCGTGGGCGGCTACTAGGATGCCGTCGCAGATCGCTTGGCCAGCATCGACGGTTGCAGTGACCGTGGTTAGTCGTTCGTCGACATGGAGCCAGTCGCAGGGGATCTCACGACGAAGCCGATCGCCAACCTGCTGGGTTTCTCGTGACAGTAGCATCTCATTTCCTTACTGGCACCGTGATCACGCGATACTCTGGCGGCAAAACAAGGACGCGCGGCTGCGACTGCACAACGAGGACGCGCTGCTGCGGTGGCACAACGATGACGACTGTTGCTGGCTCGCTCACGCAAACACCTCAATCTTACTCAGCAGTCTGGCCTGCCCGCTGATGAGGCTGTAACCGCTAGCCACTGTGAGAGCGCTCTCGTCCGTTCCCGATACTTTGAAGTACGTAAGAAAATTGCTATCGTTAAGAATACGTATCGAACTAGCCGCCCCGCCTAAATGCCCTGCCCACATGGCATTAAGCGTCTCGTCCAATGTGTAACTAAACGGATCGGTAACAACAGAACTGTTCACACCAACAGTGAATGAACCACTGCCGCCGACAAAAACCTGAACTTGATCGCCAGAAAAGTCGGGCCCAGTACCTGATGGCTTACCGAAATACATACTGTCAACCGTGAAGCCACTTGTCGCCGCGGCCGCCTGAAGCGTAAGACGGACTGTGTTGCCACTGAGCGAAATTTGCGTAGCAGCAACCTCGCCCCGGAGATTAATCCCGGATTGTCCTGTGGCGTCAGCATTCAACGCTGCCAGCATAGACTGCTGCCAACTCCCAAGACCTTTCACCAGTAGTGCCTGTTGTGGTATCGCTACCATTAGGTGAGCCCCGTGCCCGAGATCAGCCACTCCGTCGATGTCGCTTTGTACGCTGTTGCAATACCGTCAGCAGCGAGCGTGCGGCTGCCCGTGGTGCCAGTGCCAGCCAACCGCAGTGTGTCAGTGGTGATGGCGATCGTGATCACACCGGCACCATGCTGGTTGACGAACGTAATCAACGTGCCGACGGTGGCAGGAACGTTGGCGTTGCTATCAATTGTCCAGGTGCGCGCAGTAGTATCGGCCGCTGGATGAAAAATAGATTTACCGGCATCACCGAGCACAGTGGTGTAGTTCGCGCTCTGCGAATTTTGCGACACCACACCGTTCACCGTCCCGGTCGAGCCAGTCGGGCCAGTGTTGCCCGTTGGGCCAGTCGGCCCAGTGTTGCCCGTGGGCCCGGTCGGCCCCGTATTTCCCGTCGGCCCTGTCGGCCCAGAGGCCGGTCCTGTGCTACCCGTGACACCGGTTGCGCCGGTCGGGCCCGTACCAAGCGGACCAGTCGGACCGGTCACTGACGAGCCGGGGCCCGTTGCGCCAGTCAAGCTGTTGCCAGGCGGACCCGTGTATCCGGATGGACCAGTGGGGCCTTGCACGCCGGTCGGGCCGGTCGAGCCTACGCCAGTCGCGCCGGTCGGGCCGGTGTTGCCGGTGAAAGCGCCAGCGCCCGTCGGACCAGTTAGGCCAGTTGCGCCCGTAGGGCCGCCAGACGGACCAGTCGGACCGCCGACAACGACAACAGGAAACGCAATAACCGGTGCGGGTGCTACAATTTGAACTGCCATCTTAATCCCCCGTTACGCCGTGTTCGACGTCCACCGCACCCGTCATCAGCAAGTCGCGGATGGGCGGCGACGCGCCATCGAACATCACAAAGTCATAGACGTAGAGGCCGGGCGGCAGGTTGGCGCGCACCGTGGCTTCCGGCACATTGAGATGCAGCACGCGCTGCACGACGTCATCGACCACGATCTGGCCGCCGGCGCTGGTAAGCGTGTAGAGCGGCGCCGCGTCGTTGACGTCGGCCTTCACCTCCATGATGAAGCTCTTGCCCGTGAAGCTCCACGACGTGTCGCCCACGATGCCGAACTGAAACGCATCGCGCCACGTCACGTTGTCATTGACCGTGATGTTGACTGTTGCTGCTGAAACTACGGCCGCCATCAGAATGTCCTCTCACCGTTACTGCCGAACGACGGCACGCCGCTCTGCTGGGAGTGACTGTTCCACCCACCGGGGAAACGCCACGCCTGAGTGCCGCGGGTGTTGGCGCGCTGCTTGGAGACGCGCGCTCGCGCAATCGCGTCGCGGAAGCGCTTGAGGTGGTACGCCGCCTTCTCGGTGTTGCTGTACGGCTTCGCGAGCTGGTTCATCAGCTTGCCGAGCAAGCCGTCCAGAATGCCGACGTGCCACAGCGGCAACACCCAGTCCGGACCGATCGGGGTCATGTCCTTGGTGTTCGGCAGACAGACGTTCTTGGTCACCGTCACGAAATACTGGGTCGTGGCGTTCGGCGCATGCGCCAGGATCAGCGTGCCGACGTCGGCCATCAGCGCGGGCACGCGGGACAGGTTGCCGTCGAGCACGCTCTCCAGCCGGATGATCTGCCCCTCCGTGGGGGTCAGCAGGTAGCGCGTGGTCGTTGAATTGACGTTAAGCGTGATCAGCTCAGTCCAGGACGAGCTGTCGTTGAAAAACTCGGACAGCACGTCGAACAGCTCGGTACGCAGCATCGGATCGGCCACGCCAACCAGCATGGTTTTGGCCCGGTTAAGAAGTTGCGTGACGTCGGTTGGAGCCAGCATGTTAACCTCCCGGCTGCGGTGTTGGCGGCGCCAGGCCGGTAGTGCGGACGCCGACGAGGATCTCGTTGAACACCTTCAGGAACGCGGTGGCGCGGTTGTCCTGGATGTCTTCCTGGTCGCGCTCAAGCGCGTGGCCGACGAGCCCGTGGACAATCGCCAGGCGAAACTGCTCCTCGATGTTGATCGGCTGATTGGAGTTGGCGTCAAAACTGGGCACCGAGCCGTCCGGCGTGGCGTAGATGAACAGGTCCGCGCGGAGCCGGCGGGCCTCCAGCAGCGCCACGTTCAATGCCACAAGCAACGACGGGTCGTCGTAACGATACGGCGCGATGGTGTCGACCAGCAGCGTCCGCGCGTCGTTAATGTAGGCTGTCACCGTGGCATAGGCAGTCGACATCGCGCACCTCGAAATGATGGCCAACCGTAAAAGCGATGCGTTAAGGATCGGATAACGAAAAACGGCGGCCCGTTTCGGAGCCGCCGCTTCTCTGTCCCCCCAACCCCGATTAGGAGTTCGGCGTCACTTGTGCCTGGACCAGCGCCTTGCCGTCCACAACCTGGTAGCCGTAGACCTGCAAGCCGCGCAGGATCTGGCCGAAGGTCAGTTCGGATCGGAGCGTCTCCACCTTGCTGATCTGCGAGGCGAAGGTCAGGCCGTGGGCGTGGCCGGCAAAGATCGGCCATTCACCCGCGTTGAAGTCGGTAGCGTCGGTGCTGTTGTTCGGCAGCAGGTTCGAGATGTAGATCGTGAACCGATCCACCATGCCGAGGCGGCCGTTGCGCAGCATCGAAACGCCGTCACCAGACAGGTAGGCCTGGCGCAGTTCTGACTGCTTGATCTGGCGTCCAGCCCACGCCGGCATGACGACCCAGCGGCCGACTTCCGGGATGTTCTGTTCATCGAGCACCTGGCCCATGCGCATCAGCACGTCCACGAGTTCGATGTCACCAGCGCCGGGGTTCTTGGAGACCACGCTGAGCGGGGTACCCTTGACGCCGAGGTTGATGTTGCCAGTGATGGCGCCGGCCGCGGTTCCGCGGTTGGCAGTGACCATCTGGTTGACGATACCGGTGAGAACATCGCTATCGACGGTGATTTTCAGCTGCTGCGCTGCGTCGTCCGACCACATGGACAGGACATTCAGATCGCTCTGGATCTCCATCACGTCGTCGAGGATCAGCGAGAAGTACTTGCCGTTGCCGATGAACAGCTCGATCGAGCCACCCGTCGGACGGTCAAGGTTGAGCAGACCATCGGACTTGTAGTCGCGGATGGTGATGGTCGGCTTGGTGCGGATCTTCACGCGGTCGCCCTTGTTCTTGATCTCACCTTCGTAGTCGGTGTTCGAGATCGCGGCCAAGACGGTCGACGCGTAGAACTTCTCCACGAGCTTGCCCGACCAGATTTCCGGGATGAAACCCGTACCCTGGAGGTTGTTGCCCGAAGAACCGGTCGGGTAGATCAGTGGCGAGCCGGCACCAGATGCGCCGGGAAAGCCTGAGCTGGGAATTGGCATAGGAGTAGCCCCATCGTTAGGGGCCACTCACTGTTCAGGTGTAGATGCGCCCCCGTGTTACCCTTTGATGCGACCGGAGGCTTGCGCGGCGAAGATTTGAGCTTCGATACGGTTCTTCTCACCGAGATTGCCCTCGTATCGACGAGCGCGCACATCGTTGTAGAACTGAGCCACTTGGGATCGCGTGAAATACGGCTGGTCCGCGGGCACTGAACTATCGCCAGGTGCCGGCTTTGCCCTGCCAGGGGACGCGAGTGCTTCCAGTGGGATCGCAGCTTGCCGAGGAGCTGGTTGAGCCACTATGGGCTCGGGCTGCTCGAACTGCGGTACCGGTTGCAACTGGCCCGTGGCAACTCCCTCTCGAAGGAAGTCCCTGAAGAACTGAAGCACCTTGGGGGCATCTGCCGCCTGGTAGGCCTCGTTCAACATCTGCTGGCGTACACGACCAGTGTAAATATTTGGTAAACGCAGCCAGTGCTTGAACTCGGGCGAGCGGTTGATCGACACCCAGTTCGGGATGTCACGCGCCAGGGTAGCGGTAATATCCTTTTGCCCAGAACTAGTTACCTGCCGTTTGAGCAGGTCGTTCTGGTTCCGCAGAGCCGCGATTTCGGGGCCCAAAGCGTCCTGCGCACTGCGCCTGGCCAGGTCAATCAGCTCCTCGCCGTAGGCAGATCGGTCCTCGTCAGTGATCAACTTTTTGTGATCATTGAGCTGGGACATGGGCGTTTGGGGCGGGGGCGGCGGCCGCGTCCCGATCGAAGCCTGAGTTCGGATCAGCTCGTCGCCGATCTGGGTAATCTGCTCCTGGAGCTGCCCCACCATGTTCTGGGACGAACGCCAGCGCCCCTGCATCGAGAGGAATTTGTGCTGCCAGCTGTCGTCGTTTGGATCTACGACCGGCGGCTGCGGCTGCGGCTGCACCGGTGCGGGATCCTGTTGGTTAACAGGCGCTGGCTGCGCCTCAACCGGTTTTGGTTCAGGCGAGTGAAGCGGCGCGGGCTGGGGCGGTTGCGGCAGCGCTTCCTTGGCGGGAGCCGGCTGTTGGCCCGGATCCTTGGGGTAGAACTGCTCGTGGATAGCGTCCGCCGCGGCGGAAGCTCGTTTCACGTGGTCTGGGATGATGAC